TCTGCAGAATATGATGCTGTTTTAATTGGTATGCCACATTTTTTACCAAACTCTTTGTAATCTTCTGGCTTCATCATCTTTTCTTTTGTCATTCCAAGTTGACCAAAAGCGTAGGAATGTAGAGTTCTAAAGTTATCTAAATCGTTTTCCATGTCTAATCCAAATTTATCTGCAGCTCTTGTCGCTGCTTCAGTGGCTGCTTTTCTAGTAAAAGAAAAGTATCCTATTTGTTTAGGTCGAACACCTTGTTGTATAAATTCATCTACTAAATTTAATAACGTTGTTGTTTTTCCTGTACCTGGTGGTCCTAGTATTATTGTTTTCATATTTTTTTAATTTTCTATGTGCTATATTTAGTCTTGCTTGTAATACCTCAACTTCTTTTGTTAGCCTGTCTATTTCTTGTCTAAACCTCAAATGCCAGTTGATACCAACATCTTTAGAATACTTCATTAAAACAATCCTTTTAAAAGTCCGACTTGAAAAATTTCTTTTTTACTTCTCGCTCTCGCACCTTTAGAATTTTCTGATCTAGTTACAAATCTTAAGTTATTAAGTCTATAGTTCCATGGTTTACTATCTTTGTGATCAACCACAGTTACATCATAATCATAAGGATCTAAATTACCTGGATTTAAAAAAGCTCTAGCTGCTAATTTATGTATACAAATACTACAAGTTTTAGCACCACCTCTTTTAGTGGTATCACTTGTTCTTAACATTACATAAGGATACTCAATGGTATCTCTGATAACTACATGATGGTGTTCTGCAACACCTTTGTCTCTATAATTTGTATTTAAAATATAAGGGAAATCTATTGTGTTTAATCTTTCATGATAACCATAAAAAGGATGTCTACCTTCTGTGGGGTAAATAAAATATTGATTTTTAATTATGTTATGGTTTGGAATTATTTCTGCAACATCAATAGGTTTAGTATTGGTTTGTATATTTTTAAAAATGTTTTCTTCTTCCATAAATAGTTTTAGCTGATCATTTTTCATTAGAAGTTATCCTGTTGGTAAGCAATTTTAGACAAACTAGCTTCTATCTTTTTCATAGTTTTAATCTTAATAAGTCTTGGTTGTTGTTTTTTAATTGTCATTCTAGTCTCTTCCACAAATATATTTTCTAATCTTTTAATTAAGTTTCCTGTTTTTATTTTATCCATATCCCAATGATTTTTTTTACAGAAGTTATAGAAGTCTTCCATTCTAAAATATGTAAATTCTCTTTTGTCGTCTGTGTATGGTAGCTTGTTAAATATATCATCTAAAGTTCTTGCAGCTTGTCTATTGGTTGTCCAATCTTGTAGTAATCCTGTAAGTTCATTTATAGGATCTAATGATTCTAAAGGTTCTACTTCTTGTAAATTTGTCATCATAGGTTTTAAAAAATATTGTTTCCAATCTTTTGGTTTTGGTACAGGCACAACTAAATTAGCTTGATCTAAACATGCTAATGCAAATAATGGTGGACTATAAAGTTGTTCTGATTTTAATTCGATCCGCGTTCCACTTACATCTAAAAACCATTGTGGTGGATTTGATTTGTATTTAGTTAAGTTGCCCAACACGGGCATCTCTTCTTCACCAAATCCTACACCAAATCTTTTTGTTCTACATAAACCAGATTGACAGACTGCGTTGATTGGTGCGTCTTTGCATCTATATTTGTCATAACCTTTTCTATTTACAGATTTAATTAATTGTTGAACCTCACTATTACTTAATGGTGGTTCCATATATTTATGATTTGCTTTTACAATCTCATCTTCCCAAACATCTGGTGCAGCTTGTTTGTAGTAAACTGCAATATTAAACAATGCGTTGTTCCTTGAACCCTCCCCAAAACCTGTTGTTGCAAGTTTATTTAAACAAGGAGGGCCACTAGGAAAAGCTTCTTCTATCTTTTTTTCTTCCGTCTTAATTTTTTCAATGGTTTCTTTCGTGCAGCTGTAAACATCATAGAGCTGATAAAATTCCTCAAGTGTACAACCGGAGCCATTATCGTCGATAGCATAACGCAGTCCTTTCATTTCATTATGGTAGGGTAAATTTAAGAAGTTACCAGTGTCCCCACGATCCACTAGTATTTCTGTTTGTTTAGGAAATATTTCTGAACCTTCATAACCTAAAACTTTTGCAAATTGTTTTAGTTTGGATTGCATCAAAGATGCAGGAATATTTTCTTTAGTAAATAAAAAGACGTGTGCTCCACCAGATTTAGATCGGCAGACTATTAATGGAAAATTATTGGACCTAATACTTTTAATGAGGCTAGTATGATCAAAGTTATATTCGTCAATATCAATACACCCCCACCTACAAGTATTGTTTTCCGTAATAGGGATGATTCCCAAGGCTGGACCTTTTCCTGTGAGATGGTTTTCCCAGAGTTCGTCGGTGACTGGTTTACGAACAATAAAAGCTTTGCCTTGTTGCTTTCCGTTTTCGCCACGTTCTCCAGGTTGATATTGTCCATATGCTATAGTAAGTCCACTAAATATATTTTTGAATTTATCTTTTTTCACTATCATTTCTAAATTATTTGTAAAGGGGGATTCTGCAATCCCCCTCTATTTTGATTAGTACGGAGTTGAATCCGATACTTTCTCTTCCACATCTGCTTTTGTCTGCACGTTACCTTTAGAGACATTCCCAGAAAAATCTTTTGCACTTAAATACAAAGCCTTATCTGTTTGTCCTAATATTCTGTCTTGTGTAACAACCCATCCATACCAAGAACCTTTATCGTTCTTTTGTAATGTAGATGATAAATTGTACACAACCCCATGCATAGGTGGTATTACGAAGCCACCTTTTCCGTCAGGTATTTGTATGGTTTTCATCATAGAATTCCATTTTTTACTGACATTTAGTTGTGTTGATTTCATGGTTATCAAAGCTGGTGTAAATCCACCTGTCTTTGTTTCAACCATTACATAGTAAGATGCAGTCTCTTCAAGATAGTTACCATTTGGTAATCTAATCTTTGAGCCATCTCTCTTACCTGTTGTGATTATCGGACTGTTCGGTAAGTGGATAGCCACAGGAGCACCAGGCCCATCCCCTCTATCCGACCACTCTGGATAATCTTTCTTGTAGTAACAAGGAATAACCTTGATACCTTTCTTACCATCGTATAGTTCGCTGGTAACAGTATTATAGATCATACCAGGTTTGGCACCCTCTATAAACTTTGCATCACCATCAGTTACCTGTGGTGATAATTGTCCAAGGATTCTTACGAACGGCAACGCCATATCTTCTTGCGTCATGTTCTCAAAACCTTTGGCTGCGTCATTACCAAACAAGGCAATTGACCCAGTATCTTTTTTAGCCATTACTTCATTAGCCATTATTTTCCTCCATTATTTTTTCCGGCTTATTTTAGTTTTGTCTTTAATCCATGTATTAAAGACATCAGAAGGCATGTCGAGACCGGCCTCGACACGCTCCTTGAAAAGGGCAGTCAATGTAGCCCAGGCCACATCAGATTTCTGTTGTGGTTCAAACCCATTTTCTGCCGCAAGGTCAATCAAAGATTGAGCCTTGTCATCTTCTCCACGACCAAAAGTTACAAAGACATTGTTTTTAATAATGTCCTCTAACTTGTTGTCACGAAGCCATTGATAGGCCTGCTCTCTCTTCGCCTCGTCTTTGGGAAGAGTGCACCTAAATTCTTTTTTAACTGATACTGCAGATCCATCACCTAACTTAATTTCAGTTAAGTTCTGTTCTGCTAATAGTTCTGGTATAACTCTAGAACTAATATCATCCGCCTCTTGTTTTTTAGCTTTTAGTTTATCTTCTAGATCTGCAATCTCGTCTTCTTTTTGTTTTAACTTTTGACACTCTGCAGCTATAGTGGTTACTTCTACTGAATCTAAAAGATCTTTAGAATCTTTAACCATTTCTTCAGCAATATTGAACGTACCACTACCAGTAAAAGTTTTAACTTTTATTTTTTGTTTTATACTCATTGTTATCCTTTCTGATAGAGATCGAAATTTATTGGATAATATTTAGCCTCTCGTCGATCCCATTTCAAGAGATTAAATTTTCCGTTTGTCTTATCACAAACGATTGCACAAGAAATACCAATAATAGCTGGATCTCCTGTGAGCAATACATAATCTTGTTTTCTAAAGTCTCTTAAATTTTTTTGCATTTTAAAAACAAAAGGACTTGATGAAAATATTATTTGAGAATCTGGACCATAATTAGGCAAACAAATTACTAGGTATCCAAAGTCAGATGCACCTAATATATTAATATTTGCTGGTGGATGTTGTAAAACATAAACAAAATTTTCATTAGGATTGTTTTTGTAAAAATCTAAAAACTCTCGCAATGAGTTAGGTTTGTATAATTCAAAAATTTTATTCTTCATTCTATTATTCTAGTTGACAAAGATATATAGATTATTATATCAATGTCAATAGAAAGAAGAAAAAATTATGAACTATAAATTTAAAACAAAACCATATGCACACCAATTAGCTGCATTAGAAAAGTCATGGGATAGACAAGAATTTGCCTACTTTATGGAAATGGGTACAGGTAAATCAAAAGTATTAGTTGATAATATGGCTATGCTTTATGACAAAGGCAAAATAAATGGGGCATTGATTATAGCACCAAAAGGTGTTTATAGAAATTGGTTATCACAAGAAATACCAAATCATTTAGCTAGTCATATACAACCTAAAATGGTATTATGGACAGCCTCAACTTCGAAGTCAAAACAAAAAGAATATGATTCGTTATTTGAAACAGGATATGATTTACATATCTTAATAATGAATGTTGAAGCTTTTAGCACAAAGAAAGGTTTAGACTTTGCAGGTAGATTTTTAAGAACTCATAGAACTATGATGGCTGTGGATGAATCTACATCAATCAAAACACCGACTGCAAAAAGAACTAAATCTATTCTTGCTTTGAGTAAACTTGCTAATTATAGAAGAATATTAACAGGGTCTCCTGTAACTAAATCACCTTTAGATTTATATACACAATGTGCATTTTTAAATGAACACCTGCTTGGTTTTACATCTTATTATACTTTTAGAAATAGATACGCTACTATGTTAGATAGAAACTTTGGTGGTCGTAGAGTGCAAATTGTAGGTGGTTATAAAAGATTGGATGAGTTATCTAGAATACTAAAAGCGTTTTCTGACAGAGTTTTAAAAGAAAATTGTTTAGATCTACCAGAAAAAATTTATATAGAAAGACAAGTAGAACTTACAGATGAACAAAGCAAAGCATATTCTACTATGAAATCCGCGGCGCTCGCTTCACTAAAAGGTAAAATTGCTACAGCTCCACATATTCTAACTCAAATGATGAGATTACACCAAATTACTTGTGGTCATTTAAAAAGTGATGACGGCACTATTACAGAAATAAAAAACAATAGATTAGACGAGTTATTAGATGTGCTTGATGAAGTAGAAGGTAAAGTAATTATTTGGGCTAATTACATCTATGACATAGAACATATTGTTTCTAGTATAAAAAAGAAATATGGAGAGCACTCTGTAGTTCAATACTATGGAGCTGTCGCTTCAGATAAAAGGCAAACAGCCATTAAAAAATTTCAAGATCCTAAATCAGATGCACGTTTTTTTGTAGGTAATCCACAGACCGGGGGATATGGAATTACACTTACTGCAGCTAATACAGTAATATATTATTCTAATGGATATGATTTAGAAAAAAGACTGCAGTCAGAAGACAGAGCACACAGAATAGGTCAAAAGAAGTCGGTAACATATGTTGATCTTGTAGCACCAAAAACTGTTGATGAAAAGATTAAAAGGGCTTTGCGTAAAAAGATTAATATTGCAACAGAAATAATGGGAGAGGAGTTAAGAGAATGGATATAAAATATGAAATAGAGCCTGTATTTAAAATAGAATTTTTTAAAATTGAATGCATAAATTTTAAAAAGAAAAAGAAAAAATTAGAAAAGGCATTATCTAGATATCCAGAGATGCCCTTTCCTAATTTTAAAAGTAATAGAAATAAATGTAGTATTAATTCAGAATTTAGAGAAATATTTAAAGATGAATTTAGTTTAATAAGAGCAAAATTTAATTCTAAAATATTATTACAAAGAACGTGGTCTGTAGTTTATGAAAAAAATAATTATCATGTTCCTCACAATCATAGTTCAACGGGGTATTGTGGAATACTTTATTTGGATATGAAACCAGATTCACCTAGAACAACCTACATTCAACCTTGGAATGATCAAAATGATAAAAGTGTTTTATATACTCCTTTTATTAAGGAGGGTGATATAATGATAGTGCCTCAACATTTATGGCA